TTCATAATTGGTGAATTTTAATATTATACGATTGCTATACATGAATATCGGTTTACAAAACTTATATTACTTCGGATAGTATTATTTATTGAATTGATTTTGCGGTATATGGTGCTTACTGAAACACCCGTATAATCTGAAAGATCCTTATAAGAGCACCCGGTATCATAAACTTTTAACTTAAATAGCCTATAATCATTTTTCGGGTATTTATGCTTAATGAAGGAAAGAATATCTTTTGCAAGTTTATCCGGCTCTACAAGCTCCTCAACCGATAAACCTTCTTCCATACTTATTAACTGGAAAAATATCTCATTAGGTCTGTAGTATCGGTTTTCTTTAGCTATGTTCCGAAGCCTGGATCTTTTATAAATTCCCCAAAATAAAGGCTCAAAGTCTATTATTGGCAAGTCTATAAATAGTAGATCCTTCCTCAGAAGCAAATAAGTATCGTGAAAAACGTCCTCATTTAGCTGCCATCCTAAGATACTTCGCAACCGTTTATAATTGAAAGAAAACCAGTAATCAAACCTCAAAACATTGCTTTTCATATCTCTATTGGCTTATACATACGTTTATAGGCACGATTAATTTATAAGTCGCTCCATTGGGGAAACCGTCTTTTATGGCTTCTTCAATCTCGCTGGCTGATGGTACACTTATTCGTTTCCCAAATTCAATTTTGCCCAAGCGCTTTCCTTTGTGATCGAAAATTATATATGTATATTCATTCATAGGGCTATAATTATTTATTGGGGTAAATTGGGCGTATCACTTCCAGCGTGTCCGCACGAACAATAGCAATACGTTGGTAATATTTCTCACAAGCAGCTTTAAAACCACCACACCAAGCGGTTTTCTTCTCATAATTATCTATTATATCCTTTTCCGCTTTATCCAGATCAATAATAGGATAAGCCATACTGATACGGATCTGATCTTCTGTATCATGCTGTAAAACTCTAATATTGATTAAATCTCTCATATTCAATATGTTATTTATTATTGTTGCTTATTCGTTAGATACATTAAGTTTTAATTTATCTATGAACTGTTTACCTCGTTCCGTAATACTGATTTTAGCATTAGGGTGTATTTTCTTCATGCGGTTTATCTCTTTTTGTATGGATCCCACTGTACTTGCTAACACGTAATGTGTAGCAATAAACCACATTGTACCTAATCCAGAACGCATTACATATCCTTCAAGATTAATGCGAGCATGGGGTAGTATTTTGCCGAAATACATTGTTCCTTGAATACTTGCTACTGTGTTTTCGGTTTTCCTATCTATCATTTCTATAGCTGTAAAGCTCTTACACATATCTATATCCATAATTCAATATTTGTCCTATTAATTAATAATTTGCTATCTTTTGTTTAGTATTCGCAACAAAAGTCTTATTTGATCCTTTAATGTTGATTTCTCCAAGATTTTCCCAATCCCCATTTGCCCACGTTTTTGTTATGCAAGAGCCTTTATACTTGTCAAGATTGGCTTTAATTAGTTTCTTTGCTGGAGCAAGAGAATAAAATGTGAACGTATCTTTCTGTTCCTCACATTCTACACCGTATTCCCATTTCTTCAACTCCTTATTAAATCTGTCGCCCATATAGGTGTGCTTGACAGGCTCACTGAAATAAACTGTGTATTGCTTCATGATCGTATGAATTTACTTTCTTCAATATAGTTTTATATTCTTTTCGTGTAACTGTTTTAATTACGTTGCAAATATATGTAACATTGGTAATATTACCAAATGAAATAGGTAATATTTTCAAGTGATATTACCAATATTTACCAAGTAAAACATAGAAATATTATCATTATCAGATATATAGCTTTTCAAAAACACTGCAAAATAATTTCAGAAAAAGCATTTTTTAACATTGCGAAAATCTATGCTCTTTAATTTATTCTACTTATTAAAATAGATATTTTAAGATTATAGCTCTGATTTTGAAGAAAACAAGTATAAAAAACATTGGTGTATATATACACCGTTATTGAAAATATTACCTACATTTGCACTATAACTAAAGTAATATTGATATGAATAAGACACTCTTTAAGAAAGTCAAAGACTTATGTAAGGACACTGGTTTATCAGAGAAGTACCTTACTGCGATAACCGAAAAAATGGGTGGCAGCATTGAGGATGATTCTACTGATGAAGCGGAAATCGAAAAAGTAGCAAACCAAATAGCGGATGTGGCAAAAGAAAGTCAAGGAGAAGCTACCAGGTGGGCTAACAAAGCGAAGGAACCAAAGGAGCCAAAGGAACCCAAAGAACCTAAAGAACCGAAGGAGCCAAAGGAACCTGATAATGATCCAAACAAACGGATCTCCGAACTTCAAGCGGAAATGGATAAAATGAAACAAGAGCAAGCTAAGAAAGATCGTGAAACAGCCGTTCAAGCAGCTCTTAACAAGCATGGTATTCCCGAATGGAGAAGAAAAGGTTTGGTTATTCCTGATGAAGAGGATCCAGATGCTTATTGCGCTGGTCTGAAACAAGACTTAATAACTCAAAACCTTATTTCGGAAGATCCAGAGAGTGTAAAAACAGCAAACGCAAAGAATGTTGAAGAGGCTTCTGATGCGTTGCTGGAATCAATTATTGTTAAATAAATCATTTTACAATGAAACGAACAAAAATCTCATTTGTCGGTGAAAAACCGATTTTCACAGGCAGTCCGCAAATTGTACCAGGCGGTTTTAATCTGGATCGGGAGAAACAGCGTTTTTCTGTAGGTGATATTATCCCTGCCGGAACACTCGCTATTTTCGATGAAGTTACAAGAAAGGTACAGATTGTAAAGACAGCGAAGGTTAAAGCTATCGGCACAAAGGATAAGAAAGTTATCACTTTGTATTCAAATGGCTATTGTTCACCCTGCTTTTCTGTTGGAGATAAGCTGTTACAAGCTAAATCCGTTAGTGGAACTTTTGAAAATGCTCCTTCTATTGTGTCTATTGAAAAGCCTGGTGTGTCAAACGCTCCGTATGTAATTACACTTTCTGCTGAGATCTCAGGTTTGGCAGTAGATGATGTGCTTGTAGAGGTTGTTGAAAACTCTACTAATGCTACTGTTATTGGTGAACCTAACTCTTTAACAATCGAAGAGGTTACTGTAAAAGAGTTTGAAACAGCCATAGATGTTACAGAGGACACTATGCAATATGCTGTAATGGAAAGACGTGTTTTGCCTATTCCAGACAGCATGAAGGATAGCACGAAACGCTATTTAAAAGCGAACTCTCACATTCGATTGTCGCAAACTTATTAAAAGGAGGTGCTAAATGAAATCTATTTATTCAACTTTTACTGGTTTGTTTAAAGATGGCAAACCTATTGATTTTCTCGCAACGTGGAAAAAGACACTGGATAAGGCTTCTGAACGTGAAGTAGCATTGTTTCAGAAAACTTATTCGGATGAGTGGTTTGATTGGGAGGCTCCGCAACTCTCTTTGAGAGCTGAGGGTATTATGGGCAAATATCATTTGCGTGTGATGGCAACCCTGATCGGTGATGAATCCCCCACTCCGTTAAGACGTTCTGACGGTTTCGATATTTGGAATGAAGAAATTCCACGTGTCGGACATAAGTTCTTTATGAAGGCTTCCACTTACCGCAAGTTGCTGGAAGTTTATAAATCTCCGTTCTTGAAAGACGGTCAAAAGGTTAAGCAGATTGAAAAGACTTTGCGTAACGATGTGGAAAACGCTTATCTGGGCTGCAAAGATACTGCTGATTTTATGATTCTGAAAGCTATATCAAACTTCGGTGTTTGTCGTTTCATTCCTTCTATCAACAACCCTGGTGGACGTGAGTTTGAAATTGATTACCTGATGGATGAAGCTAACAAACTCGTTTCAGCCTTATTGTGGAATGACGCTAACTCAAAAGCTGGTAAGTTGGATATTATTCTAACTCTTACCATGATCGTTACCTTGTTCAAAAATAAAGGTGTCGTATTTGAAGAGTTACTGATGGCTCCTGAACTGCTTGCATTTATCCGCAGAGATATTACAATTCGAGAAGCAGCCTACGGTAAGGACAAATCCGGCAAGGTTGTTACTATCCCAGACTTGAACACCTTGTTTGCTGATAATGGTCTGCCTAAAGTTCGTGAGATCACCCGTCTTGTGGGTATTGAAAAGGACGGAGAGCGTGAGCCGTTAGATCCCTGGAATCACAATATGATTGTATTTAAACCTGCTGGAAAGATTGGCTTTATCCAGCCTTCTGTTGAAGATAACGAGCTGTTTGAAGAGGACAATGTAGATTACATGAACGCTGGTAACGGTATTCGTATAGCCAAATGGCGTACTGGTGAATCTACAGGACAAAAGGCTGGTGAATATACACAAGGATCTGCCCGTTTGATCCCGGTTATCACTGAAATTAACGGTATTGTCTGCTTGCAAGTTAGAGGCTTTGAAGAGCCGGAAGAAGCAGAAGAGGGAGTAACTTTTTATACGAAAGAACAATTCGATCAGAAGGCAGCAGCAGCTTCTTTGGTCGGCTAAAAACGATGCAATATGGTAACATTAAAAGTATTGAAGAAGTTCCAAGACAAGGACAACAAGGAGAAAATTTACCAAGTCGGTGAAACTCTATCCACAAGCGATTTGGATCGTGTAAACAATCTTGTTTCACGAGGAATTTGCAGTATTTCTGCTATCAAGGAGGCTAACAAAGAAGAAAAGAAACCCGAAAAAATTAGCCTTTTTGATAAAGAGTTTGAAATCGGTGCTGTGAAAGGTGCTTTGGCTGAGATTGGCGTTTCAATCAATAAAAATGCTGGCGTTCAAGCAATCACCAACAAACTCGGTGAACTTACAGAAGAGCAAAACAAGGCTCTTTCTGAAATCTTATGTAAAGAGTAACCTATGACGAATTTAGACGCTATCCGTGCTTTATGCACTAAAATATGTTCTGGCTTCTACCCGGATCAGAATGTACTTGAATTTACCCTTT